CTTCAGTAGGCGTATCTCAAACCGAACTGGCTCAGCGTTTTGGTGTGCATCAAGGGACTATAAGCGACATTCTCCTGAAGAAGGCGTGGGCGCACGTGGTCTAATCCGCATCAAGTCCTAAAGCCCAGGTTCTGGCAGCAATCCCATACGCGACCGCGTCGGTGCAGGTTCGCACGTCAGCTGCGCTAACCATGACGGCATCGGCGGGCAGTCCTTGAGAAACGCCGGGATCGCCACCTTCGGCGCTGGCAACGGTTCCGCCGCTCGCACTTCCAGCGGATTTGACGCGCATCCGGTCAATGTAGCGCTCAGCAGCGCGGCGAGCATCGGCAAGGTCTTTCGCATGGTCATCGTCGGCTTCCTTCGCTAGTCGGGTGTAGCGCGCTTCCTGCCGGGCCTTCGCTTCCTTCGCGAGCCTTGCCGCTTCGGCTTGCGCAGCGGTGTAGGCCCGGCGATCCGCGACACGTCCGGCGGCGCATTCCGCTGTCTTGTCACGATACCTGTTGCCGCGCACCCAGAGCGCCGCTGAGAGCGCGAGCGAGGCGATCAGGGCGCAGTGCAGCGGATAGCGCAGGACCAGGCCGAACAGGCGCTTGGCCCATCCTAGCGCGGAGAGAAGCCAGAGCATCATTCATCCCCCGGCGGCGCAAGCTTCCTCTGCCTCACAACGCGCGAGCCCGCCGCCATGCCGAACACGAAAAGCCCAATACCAGCGCTCGCCAACACCCGCAGCGGCCCGTCCGGCAAAAGCGCAAGCAGCGCCTCGGTCTGCTCCGGGTTGGCGGCGAGATAGCCAGCGGCGATACCCGCCAGAGCGGCGAGTTGCACGCTGGCGAGCTTGTGCGCGTGGCGCGCATTGTCGATCAGTTTCATGGGTATTCCTTCCACGGCAGTTGCCAATGAGGCCCGTCCTTGAACGTGCGCCAGTCGCCGCCCCATTCGATGGGAACGCCCACGTCTTTGGCGGCCTGCTTGATGATCGGCGCGAGCTTGAAATAGAGCGGCCATGCCCAGGACACCTGCCCGCCGTCCATCGGGGCGATATCGACCGCGCGGCTCTTGCCATCGGCACCGGGCAGGTGCCTCGACTTCATCGTCTTGCTCGCACCCTTGGCGACAAGTTCTTTCTGACGCGCCGGGGTCCGCAGCACTTCGAGGACGGTGAAGTCGATAGGCGACAGGTTCGCGGCATGGGCGACCACGCGGGCCAAATCCGGATGCGCGCCGGTAAGCTTCATTTTGGCCTTTTCGCTCAGCACAATGCTCATTGCGGACACTCCTTCGCCACGATTTTCCCTGAATCCCATTCCGGCTTGTAAATCGCGTTGCCGCTGGCGAGCTGGCGGCAGGACAGGTTTTGCCCACGATAGTAGACGGCCACGACGATGCGCCGGTAGACATCGACCTTGAGAATGCGAAAGCGCACCGTGCCCTTCATCGCGGCTTGCAGGTCAGACTTTGCCTTGACCGGATCGCCCGGCGCGCAAGTTCGCCCGACGCGGCAGTGTCCCGGCAATTCCGGTGCGTCGATGCCCGTCATGCGAAGCGCTGGCCCGACATTGGCGCAACGGATCGTGTCGCCGTCGAGCGCCACCGGGGTGAGGCAAAGCAAGAGCGCGCTCATTGCCCGTTAGGCCCGCACGGCCCGAGCTTCGCCCCGGCCTCAAGCCTGCAAATTCGGCGCTCCGTTCCACGTGGATCGAAGATCTGTTCGATATACTGGGCAAGCGCCAGGAGAAGTCCGAGAACGGCCACAAGCAGCGCCCAGTTAATCCTGCCGCCGTTCCGACCGTTCACCGCGCCACGCTTCCGATATGCGCTTGCCGAAGCGTTGTATCGACCATGCCGTGCAGCCGAGCAGCAATACGCCTGCCAGTGTCCACATGAGACCACCCCACCAGGACCAGCAGCGCGACCCAGCCGGTGAGAAACATCAGATACCAGTAGGACCAGTCGGCCTCTGGCGTGTATCCGTAGAACAGCACCCGTGCGCCGTGCAGCCCGCTGATCGTCACCCCGAACAGCGTTACCCCACCCATCACCGCGTTACCCTGGCCAGCGGGCTCGCGCAGAATGATCGAGGTCGCCACGGCATGGCTGAGCAGGTAGAACAGCCACGGTTGACCGGCCCACGGATCCCCGGCGTGGATCGCAAACCACGCCTGAATTGCCGCGAACAAGCCCGCCACGGTGAGCGAGCAGCGGAACAGCCCAGGATCGGCCATCAAGTGACTGCGCAGCGCGGCCCACCCGAATGCAAGCGGCGCGGCGAAGAAATAGACATCGAACCAAGTCATTTGAGAGCGTCCACCGCAGCGGCGATGAACCGCAGTTCCTCGGCAATGTAGCGTTCGACCTCGCGCAGACGGTCCGCGATCTTGCGCGGCGTGTCGAGCGCGGGAACGTCAGGGATCGACGAGCGATGATCGGGCGGGGGTGGTCCAGATGCCATGTCAGTTGTCCTTTCGGGTTTGAAAGAGCGCCACGCCCATCACGCCGAGCGAAATCCCGGCGAGAAGGACAAGGGCTAGGATAGCGATGGATTCGGTGTCGGTCATGCCGCGAGCGAGGCCTTCTCGACCGTGCAGCGCAGGACAGCAGCCTCGCTCAGCGATCCGCCGGTTATGTTGCGCAGCCAGACGGTAGCCGAACCCGCCCCGCCCGTCCCGGCCCCGCAAGTGTAACTGCCGAGCGTCCCGCCGCTGATATGCTGGACAATGACCGTGTCGCCTGTCTCGATGTTGGAATTGGTCAGCGTGAACGAGACGGTGGTATCAGCCGCCAGCGCCGCGTTGTTCAATGTCACGTCGCAAACGTGCTTATTGAGGGTGACGCCGGTTGACTTGCTGGTCGCCTGCGTGACCGTCCCGACCGTCGAGGCGAGATAGCCCTTGCCCTTGGCTGTCGCGCCGTGGATCGCCCCCCCGTCGCACTCGTAATAGTGTTCGCGGGCCTGATAGACCATGCGCCGCCAGTCCGTGCCCTCATAGATCGCCCGGAGCCGCCCGCGTTGATTCGCGGTATCGACGCCAAGGCCAACGGAGGTCCGGTCGGTCGGCAGCGTCAAATCGCCCCACGCGATGAAGCCCTTGCCCTGACGCAACTGGTCGTCGTGCGAGGTGCTGATAAGCCGGATACGGTTGGCGCGGGCAAAGGTATTGCCGATGTCGTTCGACGGGCAGTTATCGACCAACTCGATCCGGTTGTAAGCGCCTGTGCAGCCCGCGTTGGCTTTCAGCCCCACACCGCCCGAAGGCGTCGGGTCCTGCTCGGTCGTGCCCCGAACAAAGTTGTATTGCGGCAGAGTGATAATCCCGCCGTTGCCGGTGTTGTCGCAGTCGATCATGCGAACGGCGGTGGAACCGGGCGAGTAGTGGAACACAAACCCATTGACGATGTTCTCAAGCCCGCCGTTGAACAGGATGGCCTCGCGGTTGGTCGTCCAGGTTCCGTTGCCGATCCACTGAAAGTAGAGGTCGGTGCAGTAGTTCCCGTTGGCGTCGCCCCGGAACTCAAGCCCGACGTTCGCCTTCTCGAAATGGACGTTGCGGATGGTATGAAAGTAGCTGATTAGCCCCGTCACCTGCGAGGAAATGAGCACCAGGCACTTGTCGGTTGCAGTCGTCGAGCCGTATTGAGTGCGGCCCGATAGCTTGATGTCGGCAACGGTGCAGTTGCGAACGTTGGCATGGGCTTGGGTAAGGTCGCGGTGGCCGACGATGACCAACCCTTCGGGATGGGCATAGGTCGAGGTGATTTGCGACGCCTTGCCCTGCCCGATCAGCGCGCATTCGTCGTTCTTGACCCAGATAATCGGAGTGGTAGCGCCGCCCGTGGTGCGGGTCAGCGTTGCGCCTGCTGCAAGATAGAGAGTGCGCCCGCCAACGCCCAGCGCGTCGATAGTGACCATCGAGGCGAGGTTGTAGGTTCCCGGTGGAACATAGACGAACCGCCCCGCCAGCAGCGCAGAGGTAAACGCGGCGCTATCGTCGGTCGTGCCGTCGCCCACGGCACCATAGCCCTTGACGGACGCGGTTTCGAGAAACCCGGCCTTGGCTTCGGCCATCACGGCCCGAATTGCATCGTTCACATTGGAGCGGGCCATATTTTCCGCAATCGAGATGCCGCCAACGGAAGTGTTGCTGGCTGCGCTGGCTGACCAAGATGTAACGGGCATTCAGTCGCTCCATGCGAAAAAGCCGCCCGGTGAGGGACGGCTTGCGTGTCAGTGGGGTTGTGGTAAGTTCAGCCGATGAGCTGGATTCAGATAGGCGGGATTTTTCTCGCTTCGTGCGGCTTTATGGTCGGCTTGCTACTGATTGAAGGCAGCCAAAGCAGGGACCGCGACAGTCGCCCCAAATAACCCGCCACGGCGCTTGAATGCCCCCTTGCGGGCGGCATCTTGAGCTTGCCGCGCGGCAAGCTCGCTCAAGTATGCGTTGAGCGCTGGCGTGTCAGTGTTGAACAGGATCGGCGCGAGAGCGTCAGCCTTTTTCTGTCCGCCTCGAATCCGCCAACGGTCAGCAAGTCCGCGCCCGAAATTGCCACCTATGGCCCTAGCCGCAGCGATCGGCGAAACCATGCCGGTCGTGGCTAGTTGTATACCAGCGTCAGCAAGGTCAGAGCCGCGACCTTGAAAGGCTTCATCGGCGGCAAGACGCGGGGCAGTTTGCGAACCTCCAAGGGTTTCCGTGAAGGTCTTGCCCATATCGCGCTCCAGGTCGTAGATACGCCCGAAATTTGCCGCGCCTTGCGGGAATACGTCACCGACCTTGGCCTGCTGTGCCGTAGTTCCATACACCGCATCGTATGGGTTAGCGGACAGGCGCGCATTATTGACCCTGTCAGCCATTGCCGTGCCAAAGCCGCGTTGAAATTCCCCGGTCTGGCGTTCATCGTATCCACGGAGGATACCGGGCAGTTGGCGTGGGCGGACATTCGGGTTGAACGCGGCTTCGCCCGCGTCAAGCGCATTGCGGTTTTGAATTTCGCCCTGATAGGCCACGCGTGCCGCCCTGTAGTCAGGGTTTAGCTCATCCAGCGTGGAGATGTATCGCTGGCGAAACTTTTCAATGGCGCCCACTGCCGGGTTGCCTTCAAGGTCAAGTTTTCCGGTCAGTGGATTGCGAAACGGGGCAAGTTCGGCGTCGATCCCGCGCTTGACTAGATCCAGCGTCTCGAAAGACGGCAACTTAACCTCTTTGCCATAGGCGTCCAGTGGCGCGATTGGCGCATCTGGCCCAGCGGGGACGGAAAAATCCTCATAGGGCGATTGGCCGCCGTTGGCGAAACGCTGTTGCTGCATCGCGAAGCGCGCATCGCGCGACTGATTGAAAGCGTCGATCTCGGCAAAATCTTCCGGCAAGAACCGCCGCTGGCGGCCCTCATAGGTGTCACGTAATGCGTTGATAAACGTGTTCACGTCAGGACGATCAGCCAATTCCGGGAAATACCCCGCTTCCCATGCAGCCATCGCCGCATCATCGAGGGTTGCACCGTCCTGATTTACGAGAGGGCCAAACTCAGATTCCCTGCCCACAAAATCCATACCCCGGCGCGGAGCATTGCTCAGTCCCATATGCCCAAGCTCGCCGGATTGATCGCGCAAACCGCCGCGCATACGCAGCCATCCAACGAGATCAATTGGCCCGGCTTTGGGAACCTGCCTTCCGCCATAACCACCGACAGTGCGACGAGTAAGCTGATCGCGCTCCTGAGGCATCGTCGTCCGCCGATATCGGCCATCCTGCGGCACAAGTCCGACTTCACCGGCATCATCCAAAATGAAACCAAGTTCGGTCGGGTCACGGCCTTCGTGCCGCGCAATTTCGTATGCCTGCTTAAGCGCCCTTTTGCCCAAGGGAGTTTGTAGCATTGCGGCAACCCTTGGATCATCGGGCGCTGGCATTGCGCCAGCCGACGCATAATAGGGTGCGCTTGCCGTTTGCGCCGCTTGCCGCCACTGACCGCGGCGCGCGCCCAAGTCAGTTACGGGCGCAAGGTTTTGATCAATCGCCTCGTATGCCCTGTCGGCCTGATCGCGGGCGCGCTGCTCGAAAGTCCGTTCGGCCAGTTCCCGCGCATCGGGCGAAAGGCGCGATGCAACGCCCCCAAGCGCCCGCAAGCGCGGGTCTGCATCGGAAAGCGAATAGGGTAGTCCGAACCGTTCGGCATCGCGCAGATTTGCCATGACCGGAGAAGCCGGATCGAGTTGAGGAATCAGGTTTTCACCCCGAGCAAACTGAGGGATTGTCGGCTGTAGCGGCGCGGGTCGGAACCTTTCGGGCAGCCCCTGCGCTGCCTCACGGAAAGCACCGGACAGTCGCTGCCCCGGCTCCGACCGCATCGCCTTATCGGCAAGCGGGGCAATAACCCTTCGCCCGACCAATGTTCCGCCAGCGCCAGTAATGCCACCCGCGATGGTGCCAGCAAGTCGGCTGTCATTGCTTTCCAGAGCGCCGGAAACAGCGCCATACCCGGTCCCGCCAGCATATGCCGCGCCGGGTTTGGTCAGTGCGCCAGCGAGCGCCGGAAACAGCTTTGAAAAGCCAGCGCCTTGGGCAAGGCCGCCGAACAACTGCCCGCCGAGATAGGCTCCCGGCTGCTCGTTTGCGGAAACCTGCTTGCCCATATTGGCCCAGGCGATGTTGTCCGCCAGCGAGCGGTTGTTGCCCAGCGTATTGATACCGCCGACGATCTCGTCCAGCCCACCCATGGTGAAGGCGTTAGCCAACCCCATCGACGCCGCCCCGACCGGGGTGGTCGCGCCAACAGCGCGATCAATCGCGCCGCCAATCTCGCTGCGCTCGCCGGACTGGCGGGGCAAGACTTGCGTAAACTTGCCGGTCCTGTTGCGGTAATCGACCGCATTGCGCCACGCCTGGACATCGCGGATGGTCGGCTCATAGCCCTGCGACCGGGCGGCAGCGAACAAGTCCTCCGCCGTGCTTCCTTTGCGGTGGTAGGCCGCTTCAACCACCCTGGCGAGCGCAATATCCTTTTGTGTGGAATAGCGCTGCCCGGTCGTCGCACCGTATTGCGTTTCGCCCGTGAAATTTCCGAGCGGGTCCATTCCGCCCTGACTGGCCGGGACGGGCGCACCTGCGGCAGCTAGTTGCGCATCGAGATTCTGAAGCGCCCGGCCATAGATGCTGTCATAAACCCCCAGGTTCTTGCGGAAGTTCGCGTCACTCTGCGTCGGGTCGAGGTTCGTAACGCTGTCGCGGATGACCTTGAAGTCGCCTTCGGAAAGCGGAGTGAGCGGGTTTTTCCCGCCATTCTGCTTTGCCATTTCGATGACTTTTTCAAGCGCGCCAGAACCGCTAAGGGTGCCGATATCGGCCTTTACGTCCGTCGCGGTCGTGCCGGGAATCATGGCGGCAATATTCGAGCCGAAGCCTGTCGCGAACCAGTCGTTAGAGCGTTCGCCAAGGCTGCGAACCAGTTCAAGCCTTTGCAGGGCTTCAGCGCGAGCAGCGCGGAGCGTAGCAACGTCAACCGGCTTGCCCGCATCCTGCGCTGCCTTGGCATCGGCTTCGGCCTTTGCGGCATTGGCAACAGCGGCGCGGGCATCAGCCTGGGCCTTGATGATCAAATCCTGGGCTGTTGCCGACTTGACCGCATTGTCAATCGCCTGCCCCTGTGTGTTGACCTGCGTGCTGGCAACGTCAGCCGCCGCCTTCGGCATGGCATAGGGGTTTGGGTTGCCCACGGTCATCTGAGACTGTGCCGCCTGGATCAGCCGAACCGGGTTGCCCTGTGCGTCGGTTTCCCAGATATTGCCAGCTTCGTCGCGTGCCTGAGGCATTAGCGTCCTTTCAATCCCATGATCCCGCGACGACCGAGGTAAGGCACCCGGCCCTCGCCGATGCCTTGAACGTGCAGATGGTCGCTTTCGGGGATAATCTTTACACCCGGCCCGAAGTAGGACTGGAGCGCATGGGGGGTAGTCCCAACGTAGTCTGCCGCGTCGCCCGTAAGGTGGCGGCTGTGAGGCTTGCCGCCGACCGCAGCGTTGCCTTGAATAGTGCGCCGCCCGCTGGTCATTCGACCGGGCGCACGCATCGGGTCCGCAGCGCTACCGGCGAAAGGGGGCTGCCCTGCCGGGGCCGGCCCTCCCGTAATCGGCGTCAGTTTGCCTACCGGAGCCGTGGGAACGCCGCCGCCCATACCGCCCATCGGAATTACCGTCATGGTGCCGTCAGGGTTGCGCACCGTCTGATATTGCGGGTGCATGGCGTGGTAAGCCGCCCGTTCATCGGGCGACGCCCCCATATACCAGTTCACATCATTGATCGTATCATTGTTGACCGGCTTCGGATGCGCCGCCTCATAGTCCTGTTGCCGCTGCCAGAAGTCCCACTTGTCCTGTTGCTCGCGCTGGTATTGCTCCGCTTCGGCCTGGCGCTGGCGCTGTTGCAGGATGCCCTGAGTATAGACCGGAGGCCCATCGCTGAACGTGTCGCCAAGGATGCCGAGCACGTCCGCAACGCCAAGCCCGGAGCCGAACAGGCCGCCGCGCTTTTTCTTCATCGGCGCGGCCCCGCCCATCGGCGCGGTTTCCTGTGCGTCCATGCCGATCCCCGGCACGGCAGGCGTGCCAAACAGGCCCCGGCGCTTTCCGGGTTGCGTGAATTGCAGCATCTAACCCCCCGGCGCGAAGGCGAATGAACCGATTTGCGCAAGCCGCCCGAGCGAGCCGAGCAGCCCGCCGCTCGATTTCTGGACCGTCTTGCCGTCCTGCGTGACGTAGTTGCCCAGCAACCTTTGCACGTTTTCGGCATAGGTTGTGGACGGGATCGAAGGCAGCATCGTCTGCTGACCCGCAAGGCTGCCAAGCTGGCCAACCGCGTTATTCTGGTTCGCCCGCTCGGTGTTGTATTGGTTAAACCGCACACCGTTGCCGATGCGCGCCAGTTCGCGCGCCAGCGCCTGGGCATGATAGGCTGAGCCGAAACGCGGCATGAACTGACTGTTGACCTGGTCCGTCACCTCGCCTTGCGTGTCGTGAATGAACTGCTCCTGAAACGGGTTGCTGTTCAGATACCGGCCCGAAAGCGTATCCGACAACAGTCCGCGCGCCTGGTCAAACTGCGGCGTATAACTGTCCGCAATCGCCATGCCCTTGTCATAGGCCGGGCGAAGCGTTCCTGCCGAATCCGAAACGAACGGCTGCGAAAACCCGCTAGGGGTAACCGTTTGTGTCGATTTGGTCGTTTTCTTTTTCTTGCTCATTTATGCAAGTTCCTTACGTAAAACCACGCTTACCGGCTTCCAGTCCCGCAACACGCGCATCCACCCGACACGCCCGTTGATTTCAGCCTGCGCGCAACCCTCGTTCTTCGCCCATTCGAGGAACATGGGGACCAAAACCCCGCCGCCGCGCGCGAAGTCCCCGCCCATCTGCCAGCAAAATGCTTCCTTCAACCCGTCGATTAGGTGCAGCCGCGTCACCGCGACAAGGATCGGCTCGCCTTTGTCGAAAACACCCCACAATTGCGCCTCAGCGGCCCCCAGATCGCGCTCGACCTCTTCGATGGTCGTATCGCCGCTGTCCGCCACAGAAGCGCTGAGAAGCGCCCGCATCGTTTCCCATTCGCGATGCTCAAGCGGGGCCTGGACGATCCCGGCGATCACGGCTCCTGTTCTCCGGGCCGCAAGCGCGGCAAGCGTCCGCCGCTGATGACGTTGCCGCCCGTTGTCCCGCCTACGTCGCCCGCGTCCGTCACCACCGTTGCATCGGTCGATACCGTGCCGCTGGCGCTAACCGTCTGGGTCACGGTCGGCGTGGCAATGGTCAATGCACCCGAGTAATCGGGCAGATTGAACGTATCCACCCCATCCCCGCCGAACGTCGTTCCGATCACTGCGAACAGGTCAGGGAACCGCAAGGGATGCTGCGCGGACCCGTCGCACAGCAGATGGTTTGGAATCTCGTCCTGTGTCGCCCGGAGCTTCACCGTTCCCGCCTCCAACACTCCACCTACCAACCCTTGCGAGAATATCCGCAGCCGACGCGCCAGGTCGGCAACATCGGTCGCCCGTTCGGGAATGACGAAAGCGGCACTGGTCTTTGTGCAGATGAATGCGAAAGGCGTGCTCACCGCCCCGCCCCCGGCTGCGCCACTATCTCAATGCCCCGCGCGTGCCCCCATGACGTCCCCGCCGCAACCGCAATCGTCGGCCTGATATACCGCCCGCTCGCCCGGATCGGCATATCGCCCGAAATCCGCAAGTCGGTGGTCACGACGTTCGCAAACGCATCGGCCAAGCGCTGCTTGCAGGCCAGCGTGACCGTCAGGCCGCTCGAACAATCAATGTCCGGGCGAACCTCGCGAACGTCCGCCCGCTTGCCCGGAAACTGCTCAAGGTCGGCCATCGTGAACGTTGCGGCCATCGGCGTCCCGGTGAACGCACCCAGCGCGAAGCTCGAATTGAATACCCACAACCGGGGATCGCCACCCCGAAACCTGGGATCGTCGAGGCTGTCCAATCCCGAGCCGTCGATATTGCTGTCATTGGCGACACCCGGCTCATCCTCGTCAATCGAAATGCCCTTGGTCACGCCCGAAAAGATGATCGGCGAGGCATAGGGCGCTGTCGTCCAGCGCTGCAATTGCCAGTCGTAGATATAGTGCTTGTCGCCCACCGAGACGTGCAGCACGCCGCGCACCGGGTCTATGGCCGTTGACATATTCGGCCAGTCGGAAACGTCATAGTTGGTCCGGAACTCGGCGTCGATCCATTCCCGCCCGATAGGGACAAGCCCGCCGTTCCACATCATCCAGCCCTCATCGGACAAGAAGAAGCCAAGCCGTCCCCATTGCGCGGTCGAATGCACTGAAACGCAGCCGATGTTCGATGAAACCTCGGGAAAGTCGAAAATGTTGTTCCCGCCGATGTAGTCCATCGCGACCAGCCGGTCGCGTTGCAGGATCAGCCCGCTTTCGCCGCTGAAAATGCCGTTGATCCGCCCGCCGGTCGGAAGCGTCTGATAATCCGACTGGCCCGCCCCGAAGTTCCATTGCTCGGCATTGAACGCAGCACACCACGCCAGCGTCGAAACATCGCCGTTCATGACCGTTCCGACCAGAAAACCTTTACCGACCACGGCCAGTGCCTCAAACTTCGGCGGCGAACCGCCAAGCACGCTGACCGTCATGTCGGACAGGTCGATCTTCTGCATCGGGTCCGCGCCGTTGGTCGCAATCGCCAGCCCGCCGAACTGCGCAAACCGCCAACGCTGCTCGCCCTGGATCGAATAGCCTGTTGCCAGCGCCGTAAAGCCACCGGAGTAAGCCCGATACAACCCAGCCGCAGTCCCGGCGACAATCGAGGCCGACCCTTGGGGCGAGACGAACGATGCGCCGCCCTTGGGAGCCGCAGGAAGCGCGCTATAGACCTGCGACCACTGACCCACCGGGCGATAGCCATCCGGCGAGGAATAGACCCCATCCGCGACCCGCAACAGTTGGTCGTTCAGGCGCGGGTTGCGATCCGGCGCAAGCGGACCGAGCGGATAATACATCAGCTCCAACTCCCCCCCGCCGCCGGAACCGGCGTCCATGTGCCGTCAGCATCGTTACTCGGCGTCCAGGTGCCGTTTGCCGCGCCCGAAGGCGTCCAAGTGCCTGACGCGGCCCCGGAAGCCGACCACGATCCGTTTGCAGGCGTTACCATCGTCCACGGATCGGCCAGCGCCGAAAGACTGCCCTGCGCGGTCGAAAGCGATTGCCCGGTGAGCGCAACAATCGTGCCGGTTAGCGGCGTGACCGTGCCTTGCGCCGCCGCCAGCGCGATTCCCGAAACCCCGACACTCAGCGCCGGGGCCAACGTGCCTTGTGCGGCGGCCAATGCCTGTCCGCTGATCGCCTTCGACAAGGCCGGAACAAGCGTGCCTTGCGCAAGCGTTGCGGCTTGCCCGGTGAGCGCCGCGCTCGAATTGGCAACCAGCGTGCCTTGCGAGACGGTTAGCGCCTGCCCGGTCAACGCCACCGTTACATCGCCCGCGACGTTGGCGGTAAGCGTCCCTTGTGCTGTGGCAAGGCTTTGCCCGGACAGCGCAACCGACAAGGCCGGAACAAGCGTGCCCTGCTCCGTGACGAGCGCTTGCCCGGATAGAGCCACACTCGCGGCGGGCGTCAGTGCCCCCTGCGACCCGGCGATCACCTGCCCGATCAACGCCACCGAAGCTGCCGGGGTTAGCGTCCCCTGCGCGGTGGCCAGCGCCGAACCGGCAAGCGCGACGCTGCTCGCCGGGGTCAATGCACCTTGCGACGCCGTTACGCCTTGGCCGGTGAGCGCATTGTCTAGCGCTGCAACCAGAGTGCCTTGCGCGGCGGTTACACCTTGGCCGGTAAGCGCCTTGTCTATCTCTGCCGTCAGAGTGCCCTGCGAGGCCGTGAGCGCCTGACCGGTGAGCGCCACGGTTACGTCCGAAGTCGCGACCGTGACCGTGCCGGTTGCCGCCGTCAGCGACGCCCCGGACAGCGCGACCGACAAATCCGGGGTTAGCGTTCCTGCCGAAGATGCAAGGGCCTGCCCGCTCAAGCCCAGTGAATTTGCGGGGGTTAGCGTCCCTTGTGCCGGCGTGAGCGCCTGACCCGTCAGCGCCTTGTCCGTTGCCCTGCCGAGCGAACCTTGGGCAGATGTAAGCGATTGCCCGGTTAGCGCCCTGGTTACGTCTGAGGTTGTGGATGATGACCCCTCATCGAACCATGATGCGCTATCGTATTCAGGATCGAACCATGCCTTGGAAACTGCTTCCTTGTAGAACAGGCCGGGACGGGTTGAGCCGAGAATAATGGCTTCGCTGAGAATGCTGAAGCCCGAAAGACTGCCAAGCCCAACCAGTGTCGGATCAAGTGTTACCCGCGCCGTGCTGCCGCTCGAAGTGCCCGCCGCATAGACATAGAGGTTGCCGGTGAGACCGGAAATGTCGATCCCGCCGGTTCCCGCAACCGGATTGCCAACCCAGGTGCCGTTCTTGCCGAACCATGCAAGATTGTTTGGCCTATCCCATGCTATGTCGATCCGGTCGCCGGTCGTGAATGTCGGCCAGCCCGCTCCCAGGGAACTGTTGTTTAGGTCGGTGTAGCCGTTGAGGAACGTCCGAAGGGCATTGGTTCCGCCAGAGGCGTATTGGGCAAGCGAACTGTTGCACAGGCCGATGGCAACGTCGCCGCCCGTCCCGTTGTCGGTGACAACGACGCTGCACACGTTTTTGCCGCCGCCCGCCAGATCGGTGCGAACCGGGCGAAGCGCGCCGCCCCCGAGAAAATCCGCGACCAGGGAACTCGGGATGTCAAGAAATGTGTTGTCGTCCCAGGCGGAATACCAGACAGCGGGCACCGGTTATCTCACCGCAGCGTAGATGCTCGCTGTTCCCGCCGTGATCGCCGCCGCCGGGTTGGGGAGCGTGGTGGTCAAGCCCGTCGAGGATGTTCCGTTGAGGATCGGAGCCGCAGCCGCCAGTTGCCCGCCCGTCTTGGCCGTCCCGCCCTTGAGCGTGACCACGGTTGTCGCGGTCATGTAGAAACCGATGTAATAGAGCCCAGAGGTCGGCACGCGATAGGCTGCGGTCAGGGTAAAGCTCGAAATCGAGTTTGCAGCCCATGCCGTAGTTGTCTTGTTCGTGCTTTGGGCAACCAAGTTGCGGCTCGAATCGAATATCCCCACGTTGTAGTTCGTCGGCGTTCCGGCCGCCGTCGTGGCGCTCCAGAGATCGATGGTGTTGAGCGTCTGGCCCGCTGTCAGGTATATCGCCTGCATGAACAGAGTGCCGCTCGCACCCACCGTGGTGTTGACTTCCGGGCAAAGTTCGCGCGGCAGCGTCTCGCCGAGTGTCCCGGTCGCGCCCAAATTGCCGGGCGCGGGAACCTGGTAGCTGTAAGGCGCGCCGTTGACATCGTAGTGAATCCACTCGCCCGTATCGAGCATCGTGACCACTTCGCCAGCGAGCAGGTTGACGGCAAACTCTGGCGTCGTGGTCGTTCCGTCCGTGTGCTGCACCGTGACCTGACAGGCTGTCGAGGCGTGATCGTTGCGGATATTGATGTTGCGGACGTTGCGTGCGGTCGAAGACGCCGGGGAAGCGACTATATCGGTGGTCGTCGCGGTCGAGATAGCGGCAGTGTTCGTCCGCCCGTAACTGATCGTGCCCGAGGCGTTGTCGCTCCAGTCCGCACGGCACTTGATCGACGCCGCCGCGCCGGTCACTACCTGGATTTTGTCGGAGGTGGAGGTAAGCAGGAGCATCAGCTAATCCGCAGCAGGCCGGTGGTCTGATCGTTGGTCGGCATGGTCAGGGTGAAATTGCCCGCCGTGACCGTCTGCGAGCCGAACGTGTAGACCGCGACCGCCCGGTTGCTTTGTGTGCTGTTGTAGATCAGCACCGCATCGAACGCGGTCGAAAGCGTGACGGTCGTCCAGGCGAACGAGGCCGAAGGCGTCCAGTAGGTCACGTCCGAAGCGTTCGCCGGGGCGTTGGCGTTGGTCACGGTAACGCCGCCCGCCGTATAGCCCGTGCCTGAAACCTCGTTTGTCGAAGAATAGGCCGTTGTGGTCTTGTTGACCGTCGCCGAAGCGAGATACAGCGCCGCCTTGAACGTGTCCGTGGTGGGCGAGGTGAGCGAGGTCCGCGATACGAGCGTTGAAGTCCCGAATTGATGCTGGCCTAGCATCAGCTCGGTCTTGAACGAATTGCAGATTGCTTGGGTGTTAGCCACTTCTCAAATCTCCGCTTGTTCGCCGGACAACGAAAGTCCGCACATGATCGAAACCGCCACGTCACGGCGGACCAGTTCGCCATCGTGCCGCCATTCGGTCGCGATGGCCCGGTCGTTTTCGCCTTCAGTTATGATGTCGGTCACTTCAAGCTGATCGCGCGGGATCAGCCCCTTGATCGTTTGAACGAGCATAAAAGCCTCACAAAAAAGCCGCCCGAAGGCGGTAAAACTAGCCGGTCGTGATGTTGAACGACTGCGTCGGATAGCGAAGCAGCGGATCGACAAGGCGCGGAGAACGGTCCTGCCTGCGCGGATAGGCGTCGAGCACCTTTTGCAAGGCAATGTCGAACAGTGCCGCTTGCTTCTCGCTGTTTGGCTCGTCGAAATATTCCTGGTAGAGATGCGCCAGGACGCCGTGAAAATACACGTCAGGGTGAGCAAGGCTCAGCCAGTTCGTGGTTGCCGTGCTTGTGAGCGCGGGAACCTTGGCCCAATAGATGATCGAAGCGGCATAGTTCTGATCCGGGGCTGGGTAGAACCGGAACTGCGTCCCGACTTGCGTATAGAACCTGGGCTGCGCGGTCAGCGCGCTTGCCTCGAACATCGCCTCCATATTCTGGGGCGCCGTAGGCAAAAGCCGTTCGCCGGTTGCGCTCAGCTCGAAACTTTCGATGTCCAAAATATCAGTCGGAGCAGCGATGTATTCGCCTGAAATCGTCGCCGTCGCGACCGTGTGCATAGGGCGCACCGGGAACAACGCCAGCCGCCGGTTTATCTCGGCTCCGACCATCTCCAATGCGTCGTCGAACGGCGTAGTCTCAGCGGTGCGGTTCAACCGCCGGAACACCGCCGTCGACAGCCCGGAATAGGTCGTGACCGTCATCGGCTACCCTCCAGAAAGCGGGGCGGGCCGAAACCCGCCCGCGCAATCACGCATTGAACGATGCGCTGGTGCTCTCGGGCCTGCCGATCACGATGGTGTAGGCTTCGGAAGCCGGGTTGACACTGCCAGCAGTCGGATTGACGAACTGGAGCGAAACCGTGTCAGCCGCCTTCACGCGGGCATTGCAGATGCCCACGCCCGCCGTCAGCGACGGTTTGTTAACGCTGACAACAACGTCCCCGACCTTCACGCCGGGAACGGTAACGTCCTGTTCGGCAGTCGTGATCGTCGAAACCGCCGCCGGGTCGAACGTGACCTGGACCGCGATCAGCTTCAGAATGTTCCCGTAAGGGATCATGGTGCTCATTTTGCGTCCTCCATTGGGGGCGGAGTTTCCCCCGCCCCTTGGATCATCAGTTGTTGTGGAGGCGCACAGCCAACTGCGGACGCAGCGGCTTGTAGCCGTAAAGGACATCGAGACGAGTCGGGAACTTGTCGTTGTTGATGTCGTACTGGCGAACCATGCGCATCGAGATGCCGTCGAACACCTCGCGAGCCTTCCAGTCCACGCCATCGGGCATGACCAGATCGGCGGTCGCGAACGCAAACGCGCCTTCTTGGTAAAGCAACGACGTACCGACAGCGGTCGAAGCCGTGCCGAGGAAGGTGATCGCCGAGTTATCCGCAGCGGAGTTTGACACGTTCTGGGTAGCACCCGAGGCGACAATCGCCGGGCTGATCGGGAACGAGGTGGTGGTCGCACCAGCCCCGATCACGAACTGTTGCAGGATGCCGGTCGAGACCTTCGTCTCGGGATGCACCTTGAACACGCCCGCGATGGTGATGACATCGCCTTCGGACGGAGCCGTCGCGCCGGTATCGACCGCGAGGGTCGAGCCGGTCTGGGTAGCGCCGTTGGTCAGATAGGCGGTGTTCGAGCCGCCGCGAGTGTGGGCAGGCCACATCGTGTTTTCCATGAAGTCGAACCCGGCGGTCCGGCCCATATAGCCTTCGCGATACTGCTTGGCGATGTTGCCCGAATCCTGGAACAGACCTTTGAGCGCATCGACCAGATCGACGTTGTCCTGGGTGTTCAGGTTCGCCGAACGCGAGTTCAGCGGGGTAAGCGCGTCCTGGAGAATTTTGCGCCCCGCCAGAACCTTCGCCAGAGTAAGCGCCGAACCGCCGTTCCACACCGACTGATAGACGCTCTTGTACATCGTCATCGCGTCGTATTCGATGTTGGCGGCGAGGACCGACATCGCCGGTTCGATGATCCGCTTCGAGAAGTCATCGAGCGACATGGTGAGGTCAACGCTGGTGAAGTTCAGGTCAACGCCCTTCTGGGTCGCGACCTGGAGCGTCACGCTGCTTTCCGTGGTGTCCTGCGCGCTCAGCGTCGCGCCGGTGCGCACGGTGTACTGATTGGGCAGCCTGATCTTGAGGCTGTCGCCGATCTTGGCCCCAGACTTGGCGAACGAGTCGTCATAGTCGCGGGTGATCGAACCGACAAAATTGAGCTTCTGGTGAAGCACGCGAAGCGCCTCGCGCGTGACAGCGGTCGGCGTAAGGAGAGTATTGGCCATCGAAAAATGTCCTTCTGGCCCGGCGAACCGGGCGCGGGGAAAGCCGACGCTTCACAGCGTGGGCATTCGGTTGGGTTATCGTGCCTGCGCTTGCCGCTGCTTCATCCAGTCATTGATCGAAGCGCGGTCATCCAGCCCCTTGCGAGGCACGGAACCGCCCTTCACTTTCGCCGCTGGCTTGACAGCAGGTTGCTCAGGCTTCGGCTTGGGAGGCTTGGCCGTCAGCGCCGCAAACGCGGCATGAACCAGCTTGACCTGACGGGGATCGTGCAAGGCGTCGACAAACTCCGCCTCGTCGAATCCGAACGTCTCGGCAAACCGCTTCAAGTCTTGCGCCTTGGCTTCGCCCCAATCGGGAATTTCCTTTTCGAGGACCGCCATGCTCCCCCGAAACTGCTCGGCGCGTTCGCGCTGCGTCTCGGCTTCACGGCTGCCCTGAAGGCCCGTCAATTTCTTTTCGGCCTCGCCACGGTCTTCTTTCAGCCGCTCGTATTGCCGCCAGAGGCGATTGGCGTCCGCCGGGGATTCCCGGTCAAGAGCGTCCCAATCGATGTTCTTGTATTGCTCCAGGGCGGCGTCGAGCGCCACCGTTCGCGCACGAACATTGATTTCCTCATCGCTAACGGCTTCAGCCGCCGCGATCCGGTCCTGCAACACCCGGCGCATCTCCGCGACTTCCTGCGTCTTGCGCGTGTAGTCGGGGCGAAGCATGAACTCGTCCTTGAGTTCGGCGGGCAGCTTGTAGGTCTTGCCCTTGATCTCAAGTTCGACAGTTTCCGGCTCGGCTTCATCCTGTTCCCCGTCGGGATCGGCTTCAGCCTCTTCGGACTCGCTGGCATCGAGTTCCAAATCGTCATTGGGTACGTCTTCGACTTCCGGCACGTCTTCGACGCCCGGCTCGGTCGCGGTTTCCATGTTTTTGCCTCTAGGTTATGCGACTGCCCGGAAAGGCTCGGTCGCGGGTGCACCGCCGCGAAGCATCGGACCATAAGCGGCCTCTGCTTGCGCACGGATTCGGTCGGTCTCAGCTTCCATCGCCTTGATCCGCAGTTCTTCCTGCTTCAATGCGAGTTCCTGAGCCTTGATGTCGTTCTCGGCGAGCTGCGCGCGCAAGCCGTCCATTTCCTCTTGCACTTCCGGCGGAATCCCGCCCGCCTCGATCTTGTCCGCAGCTTCGTCGGCACCCGGCCAATCGGACTGGCGCAAATACATGGGGCCGAGCACCTGGGCGCTCTCGGGAACACTGCGGATAATTTCGATCAGTTCGGCGCGGGTTTCCTCGCGCAACGAGGTGTAACCCGGTCCGACCTTGACGACCAGGTCGTATTTGCCAGCCGACAGGTCGTAGATGCGATCTACTTGCTCCTGCTGTTCCTGCATGCCCTGGAAAGCCTGCATGGCTTCCTGCATCGGGTCCGCTGGGCCAATCTTGACATTGCGCGGCTTCATATCCTCGCCAAGAATACGGACGACGCGCTGCGAATTGTAAACCTTGGGGATCAGGTCGATCAGGATGCGGCCTGCATGGCGCAGCGCGCGCGAAACGTTGTCGATGAAATGGAAGGTCGCAACGTCCCCTTCCATTTGGCGCTGCCGGATCGCGACGCCGCTGGTCTCGTTGCTCTTGTTGCCTAGAGAGGCGTCATAGACACCTAAAACCGCCTTGATGCCGTCAGCAGCGCTGAGCATGGCTTGGACCATCCCGGCGGGAACGCCATCGAACGGTTCGCGCGAAGGGCGCTGCGTGCCGCGCTTGTGCTCAAGATAAGCGTGGTTTGCGCTGTGTGCGGTATTCCAGCGCGGGTCGATGTCGAACGCGCCTTCCTCGCCGATGAACGGCACACGCGGCGCAAGCGCCACCATCTCGGTTGCCGCAGTCAGCCAGTAGTTGAACCGGCGCTGGCTGTCCTTGGCCTGGTTGATCAGGCTGCGGAAATAGCGCTTCCCCTCGACGTTAATCTCGTCCCCATAAACCGGCACGATGGGGATGAACTTGCCCGGCCATTCGTTGGTTTCGAGAACTTCCGCCGCGTTGAGGATGTATTGCGTGACCTTGTCGCCCTCACGGTGCCAATACTCGGCAACCATGATGCGATCTTCCTCGCGCCACGGAGATTCGATCCCCGTAAAGTCCGTGTCGAAGTCGCTGGTTTCGGCGGTGGGATAAGCCGCTTCAAACTCATCCCTACCCAGCATACTGACGACAAAACAGCAGTTCCAATCCGAACCATCGACCGACTCGCCATGCGGGTCGCCATAGACCGTGAACGGGTTGGCGATACGCTCGAAAGCGAGGTCCGGCCCCTCTTCGGTGATGTTGATGCGAAAATAGCCGAAGCCGTTACTGACCGCGCTTTCCGCCGCCGTGTCGGTCGCTACGTCGCCATCTGACGTGACCTGGATATTGCGTATCAGACCGTTGAAAACCTCGGCAGTATCCTTGTCCGCGCCATCGTCGGCGGGGTGGACGATAATCCCCGGCTTGTTTTGCCGAACCTCATTGACCACCTGGTAGATGAATGGGCGCAGCCGGTTTTCGGTCAAGCAAGGACGTGGCCCATAGGGATCGCCTTCGCGCTGGCGGCGAATGAAGTCCGGCCACTGTTCCCCGAGCCGGGCGAACTTCAAATCCTCCAAACCTTCGTCGCGCGTGTCCTGCTCACGTTCCTGCGCCAGTTTGAACTTATCGCGGGCGAGCTGGACGATTTCCTCGTTGGTCAAGTCCCGCACTCCCGACAAACCCGGCGAACGCGCCACAGCTTTCCATCCGCGTCGCGATCCTCAATCAACTTTGTATTGGCGCGCACATTGCCCACGTAGCGGGCGATGGCGTCGTGAGTTTCAGCAGTGAGGTTGCGAACAGTCATCCCATCCATCCCCGGGCGCGATGGCGTTCGATTCGTGCGGGCTTGGTGTGATTGGAGAGCGCGGCAATGCGTTGGCGTTGGGCCTGGCTGACATAACCCCCCGCGATGCCGGAGATTAAAAACAGCAGTTCCACAGCTTCCAGCAGGGCGTCTTCGTCGGTCATCCCATCCAGCCCCCCGCCCCAATGTGGTGACGCACAGCCGGACGCGATAGAACCCTGGGTTCTTCGTAAGCGACGCAGCCGGTGCCGAAGGCGTCCGCGCTATGGCTCGACCAATCGTGGTTCGGACCGAGACCGATCTCGCGCTTCTCGTCTTTCTTTTCGTGATACCAACCAAGCGCCTGTAGTCCGGTGGCGCACGCCGTTTCATCGAACCGCATCCGACCGAACAGTTCGCGGCCCTTCTCGACCCGCTGCATTGCAGCACCCTTCCCCTGGTTGGGGATGACCGTCACGGTGTAGCCAGCGCCCTCGAATGCCTTGCGGTATGAGGTATCGAATACCTTGTCCTGCTGGTCGCCGTCGTGCGGCAGGTAGATCGTCGCCTTATCAGGCGTGTAGCCTTGCGAGCGCAGCCAGTTCAGGTGCGCAGCCAGCGGCTGCCCCTGCACCTCGTAGTGGTTGACCCAGCGTATCTCCAAGCAGATCCACTGCGCGGCCCAGAACACGAAATTGTCAGCCTTCGCCCCCGTCCCGCCGATGTCCGCGAACAGGCGAATGACCATGTGCGGGTCTTCCGGGACGAATCCGATGCGACCGCCCTCCTTCGCCGCCAGAAGGTGTGGGCCGTAGTAAGCCCCCTCCTGCAACGACAGATACTCGCCCTCCCAAATGTGGCCATACAAATGTGGCCTCTCAAGCTTGTCCTTTTGCCGCTGGCGTTCGAGGATCGCCGGAAACCATGGGTTGTCGCGGTGGTTCATCTCCACGATTTTCGTGCGCGGGTCGGTGCTGTTGCGAAACCGCTTGTTAGTCGCCGACTTCTCGCGCTCCGGGTTCCATGTAAGCCAGAGTTCGCTGTCTTCCTCACGAAGCGTCGGGATAAGCTTGACCCAAGCTTCCTCGATTACGTTCTCGGCTTCCTCGATCCACGCTAGCAGAATCCGGGACGTTGACTTGATGCTGTCGATATTACGGTCAAGGCCGGAGAACACGTATTTGATCCGGCCGGACCGGGTGCGGATATAGTTTTCGCCGATGTCGAAATGAGCCGCCAGCCAGGGCTCCGAACGAATAGCTGCCTTGACTTCCTCCATTGAGGAATCCGCCAGGCTGTTCTGAAACTGTCTGCCACAAAGGATGATGCCTTCGCGGCCTTCCTGATCCCATTTGTAGGCGCGAACCGCCGTCATCTTGGCGAAGGTCCGGCTCTTTGCCGAGCCGCGTCCGCCGTGCGACCCTCTTACATCCGCCTCGCCTTCGAAGACCGGAACAAGCTTGTCCGGTATCTTGATGCTAGCTTTCACCGGGCCGCACGCCCACTAGCTCAATGCGCGTCACAACCTGGACTGCGCCGCCATCTTCATCCCCGGTGACGACCGTGCTCGGCTTCCCCCACCCCCGGTCAAGCAATGCCGTCGAGGCCGAAACCTTGGCGGCGTCGCTTTGGCTGGTCAACATAATCTGCGCCAGCGTCTCCAGCGCGGCCTGAGTATATTCGCGTGCCGCCGCCTTTACCTCGGGGACGGTCTTGTTGCGCGAACCCTGCGGACGACCAGCGCCCTCGCGCTTGCCTCCGCGCGCCATATGATTTCCTTTGATATGTTTTTCACAGGGCCAAATTATCGCCCGCCTCAGTCACGCACTGCACTGTGCCACATCGCCCCCGTTAATGAGGCGCTCCGTGTTTGATCGGCGGTGTCTGTCGTGAGAGAGGCGGGCTGGCGCGGAGAGGGACGCGCCGTGGGAAAGCCTTGGTGGCGCAATTCGCCACTATGGGTTTTTCCCTTATCACTCCCGTAAAAAAAGTCAAGATGCCTTGGTAAGCACCCAAAATGGATCATTGTTGTAGCCGAGACTTGGTTCTCCGGCTCCGAGGCCAAGAGCCTTTTCAAGCTTTGCGTGGTTGCGAAGAAATAAACCGCTATTGGCCAACGGAAGGCCGCTTTCGCCAGCCAGAACCGCAATCAATGCGGCTGCATCCTCGCTCTTGAAGTTGATCCATTCGCCAGCAAGGCGCTTACCCAATTTCACACATACCCTCAGCGCGAATCCCTCAAGGCCAAATGCTGCGCGCTTGGGAAGCCAGAACAGGTAGCGATAGGAAAGCTGTTCGTGTGAGCCGCATTGCAAACCCTCCATCCTCTTGATCGGGTTGTGGGTCACGCCAATTTTGCTTGCTGTCTTGGATGCGTTCTCGATCACGTAAAGGGCATGATCCAGTTGCTGGGAAAGCGATTTGGTTCCTATCCTTTCGATTGAAGCCTTGCGGTTTTCTGTCCTGTCGCCGCAGGCTTTGACAAGCGCATCCTCTTCGATCAGTTTCAGGTTTAGACGTTCAACCTCGACAACAATCTCGCGATCCTCGAAACAGAAAACAGTCGGGACGCTAATGGTTGGCAAGGCCGTCGAATCTAGTGCATATTGGGCGTCAGCCATGTCGAGCTTACCTCTCGTTGTGGTCAGGGCCGGGTGACGTTGGCGCGTCATTCCGGCCCGATTTTTGTAGCATAAGTGGCCACGAAAACAAGTGATCAAGCCCCAATTGCAGCGGCCAACCTATCGCCGGCAAAGCGTATCTCGATCATCGCGGCCTCGTGAAACTTGCGGCGCGGCTCGAACCATTTGACTATCGTTCGCCCGATCTCCTTGGTCCGCATGACCGAGCCGGATTGCTGCATAGCCCATTGCGAGACAGTCACGTCATCCACCGCCACGGCGCGAGCGATGGCGCGGAGACTGCCCAGCTCGCGTTCAAGCCTGCCAAGTTCGACCGCGACCCTGACCAGCGCCGGGGGATGCCCGTTGCCGTTGCTTCGGCCATGAAGGGCTTTGTCCAGGCTGTCGCGCATCGGCGATCGATCCTCGGCAATGGCGATGTCCCGGTATCGCGCCAAGCCGTCGAACTGGCGGCGGTTGATCTTCCCCGTATCGAACAGCGTGTCGATCACCGGCTTGCGGCGATAGGCCAGCCCGGCGCGCTCGAAGGTGCCGGTGGCGAATTGCTCCTCGGTCGGTTCGATCACCGTGACGGGTGCGGGCTTCTTCTTGCGCTTGGCCATGTGCGATCCCTTGTTTAGGCGCGGAGACTGTCGGCTGCCTGGCGCTTGATGGCTTCGATTTCATCGAGGGTCGGTTGCCATGCTTTATCCAAAGCCGGGGGTGGCGGACGACGGGCGGCCATTTCCTGCGAGTGCAACTGGCTCGCTCGCGCCTTGCGCATCGTGTCGGCATCGTGCCGCCGCCATCCCGAGAGAATATCCAGGCACTCCGCGATTGTCGGGAACCAGCGGCATTGCCGCGTGGCTTGGTCAACGAGATAGGAGATTGCCGATTGCGGCCAATTACCGAGCTGACGAGTGTAGGCTTCCACGAACAGTTCGCCAGTGATTTCGTCGCTGTTCTGGCGGGGCAGGACGGCCAGCATCATTCTCAACGATTGCAGGAGGAATCCTTCATTGCATGGGGGCAGCGATGGCAAGGGGGCGTCGATTATCCGGCGCAACATCGCCAATTGCGAGTCGTCCAGCCTCTCCGGCAGGCTCTCCAAGTCCAAGTCTGCGATCAAGCGCAGCGGCAATCCCGTTGCGGTGTTCGGTGTGGTTTCGTCCATTGGTATGTCCTGTATTTCTGGCCCGCTCGGCCTTGAGCGCGGCGGGAACCCATTCGACGGGCTGGGAAACATCGTCCGGGCAGCGCGAAAGAACTGTCAGGACTTCGCTGTCAGTGTAGGATTTACGCCAGCGTCCAATGATCGAACGGGCCGAGCGATTATCGTGCCCGGCTGCCATGAGGATCGAGATACCCGAATCGAAGATGGCTTTCGTAACATCGGACGCGGAAAGTTTCGGCGGTTCGCCGCCCGATGCGTTAGCATCGGAACCCTCTGTTCTCTGTCTCTGTCTATGGTCCGTTTCAGAAACGTTTCGTAACGTTTCACTATCGTTACACGGTAGTGTTTCTGCGGTTTTTTTGGCGCGGTGCCGCCTTACTCTTTCCGCGCTGTGATCGCCGAGATACTGGCGGCGGTTCCACGAGACCACATGAGAGTCGCGCACGATGCCAGTGGCCGCGAACGCTGCAACGAGCGCTTCGATAACGGCGAGAGGCTCGCACAACGCGGCTGCGATGCGGAGTGGTGGAAGGTCTATGCGGCCACTGTCGTTGATCGTGGCAGCGTTCTCTAGGTGAAGGTGCCAGGCGGCGACGGCGACCGAGCGTGAGCAGCCAGCAACCAATGCGGCCTCTGCCAGCTTGGGGTCCGTTACAGTCCCCTCATAGGCTCGATACCAGCGGCTCACGCAACTTCCCGCGCCAAAAGTTCGGCATAGACCTGGGCCGCGCGCGGGCTTGCCTTTAGGTATTCAGGCAACTTGCCCAATGAGTGCATTACGGTTGTGTGGTCGCGATTGACGATCCGGCCTATGACCCCGGTTGAATGGCCGCGCTCGCGCAGGACGCCTATCAACACCGCCCTCGCGATGACCGATTGCGGCGAACGGCATGTGCCGCTCATGGTTTCTGGCGAGACAAGCAATTCCCGCGCAATGTGGTCGCGCAGATCGCAGGCTGGCATCAACTTCCGCGACGGCGGGCGATAGTGTGCGGGCCAAAGAGGTTTCATTTCACCACCCTCAGTTCGATGTCGGGATAACAGGCGCGGAACAGCGCGGCGCGAAGCGGGAAGTCGCGAACGACAATTCCCTTCACATCCTCGACCACGACATTGCCGTGTTCGATGTAGGAGAAGTCCGGGCGGTATCTGGCGCGATGGCCGTTGCTCATGTAGATCGGACGATCACCGCACTTCAGTTCATAGGTCGGCTCGATCACAAGTCCGTCGATTGCGCCCGCATGGAACAACATGTGCAGCTCGCCGCAACGACTGGCTTCGCGCTTGCTGGCGTGCTTGTGACCGCGCCCACACACGGTGGTAGTTGCCCCGTATTTGTTCCGGTTGCCCCTGCCCGCCATTTCTAGGCCCCTCCGAACATCGCACGGCACGCCTTGGCCCGGTTGCGCACCTCGGTGCTGAAACCTCGCCGCGCGGCCTCGCTACGTGCCTGGCGGATCTGCTTGCGGGCGCGGAGGCTGGCGGCGATCTCGCGCTTGAGCATATAAAGGCGGACAAGGCGCATCATGCGGCCAGCGCCTCGTTGCGCAGCGTGGTCACGTCCACGCCGGTCCAGGTTGACCACAGCGCCAGCGCGCGGTCGGTAAATTCCGCCCGATCCGCTTCGTTCATCGCGCGGTTGCTGGTCGAGCGGCGCTTGCGATAAACTTCGCCGCTCGGCAGGGTGATTTCATCGAACAACCGCAGCTTGTCGCGGGTAATGTCGTGCAGGTCGGCTTCGTCGAGCGTCAGCCGATACGCCTGATTGAGCAGCGGAACGACCAGCGAGGCGACCGACCAATACAACCCCCGGCGCCGCTGGTTTGCCCGCCCCCCGGTGATCTCGCACCGCACCCGGCCATTGATTTCGCGCATGGCTTGCTGAGCCGCCACATTGGCCGGGAACAACCCGCCCAGGCGAACGTCGAACAAAAGGGGCGGCTTGTCGCTCATGCCAGCATCCCGTTGTCGATCCCGTAGGACCGGAATTGCCATGCCCGCCCGGCAAACGTGTCGCTGCCGTGGCGGTGAACTTCGCGGTGGCACTCCCACCACAGCGGCACGACGAATTCGTGGTCGCGCCGCCAGCGCTGTTCTGGGTGCCGGTCCAGCGGGTGATGCACTTCGGTCGCAGGCCGCCCGCAGCCGCAGGCGCACGGATAGGCGTCCATCAGCCATAGATGGAACTTCCGCTCGCGCGCCGTTGGCGTGGGGTTGTATTTGCGCCGAGTGTTCAAAACGGGATTTCGTCGTCGATGTCGTCATCGCGGCCCCGGAAGCCCTCGCCCCAACCGCCGCTATCGCCCGACTTGCCGCGCGGTTCGTCGCGCTCGCGGTCCCCGCGCTGATCGCCCGGCCGGTCGAGCATTGTCAGGACAGCGCCCGGCCCCTGCAACACAACCTCGGTCGAGTAACGGTCGTTGCCCGACTGGTCCTGCCACTTGCGCGTTCTGAGCTGGCCTTCGAGGTAGACCTTGCTGCCCTTGCGCAGATAGCGTTCGCACACCCCGGCCAGGCCATCGCCGAACACCGCCACGGTGTGCCATTCGGTGCGCTCCTGCTTTTCGCCGGTGTTTTTGTCCTTCCAGCTTTCCGAAGTGGCGATCCGCAGATTGGCGACCTTGCCGCCGTTCTGGAAGCTGCGGACCTCGGGATCGGCGCCGAGATTGCCGATGATGATGCACTTGTTGACACTGCCTGCCATCACGCGGCCCTCTTGATTTCATGGAAAACGATGCCAGGCACGGGCGCGCGAGTTCCTCGCGCATCTTCATTCGCCATCTGTTGAATGAGCGCCTCGAAGCGTTCCGGCGCACGTGCGATGTAGTGGAGCAAAGCGGCCTTGCGGTCCGTTATCTCGGCCTCCCAATGCGTTCGCAGGCCGGTTGCCGAACGGTCGATCTTGTTCGCAACCGCGGTCAGCTTGGCGGCTTGCTCGATTTCCTGCTCGGCGGCGAACTTCGCTTCAAGGCCGTCAGCTTCGCGCAGTTTGGCCCGCGCCGCTTCGGCCTTGGCTTCGGCTTCCTCGCGAGCCTTCCTGACGGCTTCGTCCTTCGCCCGCTGCTTGGCTGTGCGGTAGGGTGTGAGCGCGTCCTTGCACGCCAGCGCACCACGGTCGGCCTTGGCGATGATCGGGGTCCACAGTGCCTGGACAGCCTTCTTGCCGTCATCGAACGGCTTGGCGGCCTCCTTGCGCGCAGCGTCCGCGTCCTTCGATGCTTTGCGGAAGTCGTCCAGAATCGCATCTATTGCGGCTTCCTGTTCGTCGGTCGTGACATCGCCGCCGGCCAGCGTGTCGCTGAGCAGGGTGAACAGGTCATCGATATGCAGACCGAACGTGGCGTCCTTGGGCGGGTTATTATCGCCAAGCGGCGCGGGCTCAGAACTTGATTTCATCGCCAATCTCCTTCGCCAGATTTCCCTTGGCCTTCGCGTCGGTCTTTGCGCGCTTGGCGAGCTTCTTCTTCTTTTCGAGGATGTCGATAGCCTCGGCGTATTGCTGCTGATTTAGGTCGCGCAGGCTCGGCACACCGAAGTATTTGACCATCTCGCTGGTCGCGGTGCCGGTCGCCTCGATCATACCGACCAGGCACGCGAACTCGGCATCGGGCATCCCGCCAGACGCAATCTCGTGCGTGGTTTCGTCCGCGTCGTTGTTACCCTCGGTCGGAATTGCGAAGGTCATGAACGCGGCGTATTTGTAGGCAGCGGACATCGCCTTGTTGGTGGACTTGTCGCCGCTGTCCATCGCCTCGCCGTAGGTGCTGGCGGTGTGAACCGAACCGTCCGCAACCGCAACGAAATCGAAGTCAGCCTTTACTGTCGTGTAGAACAGTGTGCCGCCGTTCTTGCTTGTCCGCTCTTCCTGCCAACGGTCGGTCAGACGCGGGATGATTGTCAGGCCGTGCTTGGCAAGCAGCGGCGCGAGTGCCGCGTAAACATCGTCGATCCCGCGAAAGTTGTAACCGCTGCCTTGTTGATTGCGCCGCTCCTTGGCGATGCCGACTTTGGCCAGTTCGCCTTGCACTTCGGCGATGCAGCCATAGACCGCCGGTATTCCGGCAGCGGGCGGCTTCAAAGGCGTTACGTTAGTCGCTTGACTTGCCATTTCTCTCTCCTCTCAATTCCACACCGCCGCGAGCGCGGTCGCGATGCCGAGCAGCAGCCCGGCGATGAAGGGCACGAGCCAGAACGAGCGCGGTGCGGGCGCGGTTTCGAATTGGCTGTCGAAGTCCGGGTGAGGCGCTTCCATTAGGCAGCCCTCGCCGGAAACTCGACCACGGTGGCGCACAGGTCGGCGTGCTCGTTCGGGCCGATCCGTTCGCCGCACTCGCTGTCCTTGCGGTGCGCGGCCATCTTCTTGCCGACGTAGGTCTCGGCCCACTCGCACAGCGCGTCGTGATCGATGTTGTCGGGCACCTCGACGATGCTGCGGCCCTCGGGGAGCAACAGGCTCAACAGGTAATCCGGGACGACATCGACCAGCGCGAACAACACCGCGACGGGCATCATCGTCTCGCCCTTGGCGTAGTTGCACACGCTGTCGTAATCGATCCCGGCGTCGAGGCTGATCGCCTTGCGGGTCAGGCCGTGGTCGCGCTCGGCAAGCCGGAACATCCGGGCCTGCGCGTCCTTGGTGCGTTGGATGATCTTCGGTTCAAGCCGCATGATCTGCTTCCCGTGGCTGGCTATGTGTTGCGGAATGAAGGAGGAAAGCCGAACCGACCGGGCGACCATTGAGGCCGTCCCGGTCGCGCGACACCGAGCCGGGCTCGGAAAGGGTGCGGCTGTGGCTATCGGGCCAGTAGACCATGCCGATATGGCGGCTGAGCTGGTCCGGTATCTTGGCGATCATGGCGGAGGCGGCTTTGCGGGCCTTCGACTTGGAGCCGTGCCGCCGGCAGGTCGAAGTCGGATCGGAAAACCAATCTCCGCCAATTTTAACGCCGGTTTCCTGGTCCACGCCGTGAAGCCGCTCTACCCCGCAATCCCTGGACGTGAAGCGCGCGCCCTTGCCGGGGTCGGTGCGGCGGACACTTGCGGTCTGGAAACTGCCGCCTTGCCCGTCAAACCGGAACGACGGCACCTTGACCGCCGATCGACCGACCGGCGTCGGCATCAACGCCGGAACATCTCCCCAAAGGTGGAACGACCCGAAACTGCCCCGGCTGCGCCCAACCCACGGAATCGCGCCGCGCACGTTCTCGACCACCATCGGGATATGCCGACCGGCAGCCTCGCTTGCCTCGCGCTGGATGCGGAAGCAGGCGTTGAACAGTGCCAGTTCCTTGGCCAACCGTGCCGGATCGGCGCGGACTTCGGCAGCCAGCGCCTTGGCGCGGGACCACGGCATCGCGGTGTAGCTGAAGAACTGGCATGGCGGGCTGGCGACGATCAGGGCCGCGTCTTTGAAGATCGCGCCGTGGATCGTCAGAACATCCTGAAGAACAAGCTCGGCGGGATATCGCAGCAACTTTGTGCGGGGTTTTGCGTCGGGGCCTTCGCAGCCGAGCGAGATCGCACAACCCGCCGTCCATCCCCGCTTGGTGACAGGGCGGGTTCCTTTCGAACCCTCCGCAGGCGCAGAAATATCATCTGGAACCCAATACTCGTGCGCCTCGATGTCATAGCCGACCACCCGGTAGCCCAGCGCGAGCAGGCCATCCGTCCAGCCACCAAGGCCGCAGAAAAGGTCGATGGCGAGCGGGCGCGTGTACTGCACCTATCCCTCCCCCTGCACAAACCCGACGCCCTCGATCTCGCGACCCAGCGGGGCGCGCCAGCAAAGCAGACCGATCACGGCGGCGCTGAGCAGCTCGACGGCGGCGAGGATGGTGAGCGCGGTCATGACCAATTCTCGTTCGCGGCATTGCGCACCGGGAAGCGCAGCCATGTTTTGAGACGCGATTCCGTGGCGAGGAACGCGCGATAGTGCGCGGCGGGCGAGATCGGGGAGCCGAGGGGGTTTTCGCTCATGCTGCTGCGTCCTGCGGCGGGTAGATGTCGGGTCGCAGCGCATGACGGGACACACCAGTGGCGTCCTCTACCTTAAGAACATATTCCGCAGGCAGTTGCCCTCGCCCTTTGTTCACCCACCCCCACACCGTTGGCTGCGATACGCCGCAGATGCGCGCCAGTTCGGATTGATTGTCGCCGAGGGCGCCAAGCGCCAACTGGAGGCCGGTTTTGCTCATGGGGGGTGACAATAGCCGCGCCTATAGCAAAGTCAATAGG